GCATTACGGGACGAATATTCAGAATTTTTTACCCGCCCCTACCCTTGCAATTGAGGATATTTCCTCTTATCTTCCATTGATTTCCTATTGTGGCACGCTTTACATAATGATTGAGTATTACCTAGTGATAAACGTAACGACCAATCAACCTTGATGGGTACGATATGGTCCACGATCTCGGCATAAGTAATTCTGTTTTGTTTTAAACAGTGCTGACAAAGGTAATGATCACGAATTAATGCTCGTTCTCTTAAACGTAGCCATGCTTTGCTGTTATAAAATTCCCTTATTCTCTTATCACGTTTATATAGATCATATAGCTTATTATTTATCTTTCTATTGATCTCTTCTATATGCTCATGGTCCTTACAATATTTATCACCAGTAAGATTAAGGCAGCCAGGATACCGGCATGGATGAAGGGGTTTATTAGACATGATCATCATCTTTCCATTTTCGATCCAAACACAGCTCATTCTTTAATCTGCTGTACTCAATAAGCCATTCATCTGGCACCACACGCCCAGCATCCAAATATCGTTTCATTGCTTCCGTAATATCCTCAAACCTGAATTCTTTCCAAAGACGTTCCGGCAAAAGACCTTTAGGTGGTTTTTCATAGTGTTTCATGGATTTCACCCCTCACTAATTTCAAATACGGGATCCCATCATACATATCCCGGAAGTCTATGATCTTCTTCTGGTCTGGAAACAGAATCACCATCGGCTGCCTGATATCTCCTTTCGCTCCACCGACAGCCCATTGCGTATAGTCGTCCGTGATCTTGTATGAACCCGTCCGGATCCAGACAGTATCCTTTCCAGCTTTCGTCTTCGCGTGGCTTTCGTTGAAATGCAAATGCCCCAAAGCGATGATATCGCCCTGGGTTTCATCAAATAGCCTGCGCTGACTATTCGTCGTGTTCAGGGCACTGCTTCCGATGTAGCTGTGCCTGGCTATGATTTTGTACACCTGATTCCCCAGGCGAATATTGATTTCTCCGCCATACCACAAGTACGGCGATTCAATTTGCCGAGCGATGTATTTCACAAAATCCTCTCCAGTTTCCCTATAGGACCAATTGTCGTGATTACCTTTGAGGACTGCCAAATTCTTTTCCCCGAGGAACTCTTTGAAAAAATACATGATCAGTTCTTTTTGCCGATCCGGATTCTCAATCTGCTCGAACATACCGCCCTTATGGCTATTCTGGTTATAATTGTCCGCATAATCGCCCATCGTGATGTTGTATAGTCCTTCCGTCTCTTTCATGGTCCGGAAGTCTCTCAGCATTTCCTTGTGGGCTGTATAAAGTCCACCCACATGCCAATCACCCGTGAAAACTATGCCAATCGGCTTGTCATCATCGATATCGATGGTGACGGACGTTTGCCGATCATCGAACTTTTGCAATTCTTCTTGGTGCTTGATTAACAAATCAAGATATTCTTCTATGCTATTCCCAACGTTTTTCCTGTCTTGAAATTCAATATTCTTTTTCCTCGTCCTTTTCAGTCTGCTTCTGACAGATTCATCAGTGAATGGTCTTCCGAATCTTTTTGCTAATTCTTCGGCAATTTCCCTATATGTCAATCCTTGTTCTCGTAGTTTTACTAGCGCTTCATGTTCTTCTTGGCTCCAATTCTCATACTTGGTCAATCGATTCACCACCCTAACGGTAAACCCTGACATACATACCAGGGTAAAAGGCCTGTGACTTGGCGGGCAACGTAAACAAAACCACCCAAGGCCCATGCATGCACAGACCCTGGATGGTCGGTAGGGGCCTACTACCGGGTCTTGCCCGGGTTCAGTCCCGTTCACTCAAAAATACCCTTCTACTAATAGTGCATTTGTATGACATTTGCATGACAAAGCTATGAAACAATTTTTTTGATTTTTTCTTTTGCCCTTTTAACGTAGACTTGAACAGTTGCCCTAGATATACCCAATTCCTCTGATATTTCTTTAAAACTCATACATTTTGCCATGTGAAGAAGAAAGCATTCTCTTTCTCTTACAGACAATTCTGCCAATACTTCAATGATCTTTTTTCTCATTTCATCACTTGTGGCAGTCGGTTCTTCCTCAAGCAATTTCAAATCTGGAAACAATTCGATATTGATTAGTGCATTCCGCTGATACACATTCCGTTTTTCAATTCCTCGTCTATTACCAGGCCGTCTGCCTTTCTTCATCCATTCGAGAGCGAATTCCATATCTTTTATCATTCCGCCAATGATTTTGTGATCTTTTTCCCCTTCTGCAGTAGAAAGATCAAGTCTTTTTCGCAATTTCTCTAATTCTTTCTTCCCGATCTCGTATTCCTCGATAAGCTGATCAACCCAAGTTTTCATCTTCTTGCCCCCTAACACTGCCGATATGCTCCGCCTTTTTTGCGTTTATATTTTGGTCGATGAACACCCATCAGCTCTTCGATCTCCCGAAATGTCAATTTTTCTTCCCGTTTCTTCTTTGATTTCTTTTTCTTCACTTGCCCTTTCATGTTCGCACCTCCAGCCAAAAGAAAAGGACACCAAACCATGCTTCGCATGGCTCAGTGTCCGTCGGTTCTTCCGTAAGGACATTACATCATTTGCTTTATTTGAAGCCAAATGTCCGGATAGTATTTTTTTATAAATTCCCCATGCCCATGCCTCCATATTGCTTCCGAGGCCAAAAACGTCGGTTCGCTCCTAGTGCGTTCACGATCTTGCATGGGGTTGTCGTAGATTTTCAAATACGGAAGGTTGTTCTTAATGATATATGCCCATATGTCGTTTCCATCCCAACGATATAAAGGAGTACATGTCCAAACACTTCTATCTTTCGTTCGGTATAAATCTTTTTTCTTTGATAGGGCAAACATTCGGGTTTTAGATTCTTTCATTCTCAACCCTAAAAATTGCCCCTTCCATCTTCCCTCTATATATTCATTCATAACTTTTTTGTATTCATTAAGCATCCAATTCGTCCATTTTTTCTCGTCATCGGTTTTCGGCTCAACGAAAAAATACCCAACTTTTTCATATACATCAAAGGCACCTGGCAAATCAATGATATGGAGCCTTATATCGTATTTTTTTGCCATTTTCTTTGCCATTTCAATATTTTCTTTTGGGGTTTCCCGATATTTCCCAAAAAGCATGTCTTTTACATTTCCGTATTTGGCACAGAGATCAAGCAAAACAGTTGAATCCTTACCTCCAGAATAACAAACTACCCACCTATTTGTTTGTTCATAAGCTTTTTTAATTGAATTCATAGCTTCATTCACGCGTTTTCTATACACTGGTAGGTTTGCATAAAGTTGATACTTTTCTTTTTCGCTATCAGTCATATAAGTTTTTCTCTCCTTACGTTCGGTATTATGCATGGAACCCGATCAATATGCAAATGGTAGGGAGGCTTCAGCCGCATTTTCCGGATTTGATAGGTTTGGCCATCATCCGGCAACTCTCCGGCAAAAGGCTTCGTCCGCATAATCCCGTATGGCCCATAGTCCGTATAGTCTTCTGCGATCTCTTCAATTTTCCATTCCTTCACATATCCATATCCTTGCGATCCCTTTTTTCCGATGTTCGTTACAAGACTCAGAAGGCCGCGAATTCCATCCGGATCCCCAACGCAATAGAATTCGATGTCGCTTACTATTCGAATTAGTTGCGGAACTCTATATGATTTAAATTCCCCAGCTTGAGAATTGATTTTCCCGCGTTTTCCTTGAAAATCGACATAAATGGCCGCATCGAAATCGTTGATTTTCTTATGCCAATACTCCACGGTTTCGGCGTATTGGACATAAAATCCAACCGAAGCTTTCCATCTCCCATCCTGGTCCTTCGCAAGAGGTAAGTCAGGTTCGATGATGTTCTCCATCCTTAAATCCCGGTTTTGCAAAATATCGGGATGATGGACCAGCATCCAGGCATAGGCCAGGATGCTGTCCAAATTGAATAGGCCATCATTGGAATTGACCCGTCCATCGAGCAATTTTGCGGTGATCTTGAGATTTTTCATTTCACTTCACCCGAAAGTAGCTTCGTAAACTCAGTCTTGTTTTCGATCAGGTAATTGTCGTAGATTTCCCGCAAATGTTCATCGTACCGTTGTTTTGCCTCGTTGGCCACCGGTCCGAGCTGAATGAATTCCTGGCCAATTTGGGCAAAGGGTTCCCGACCCTTTTCCGTGATCAGTTCCATATCCGCGGCAACAAGGCCAAAACCCTTTCCACTCATCCCGCCAAGATACGGCTGTTTCTGCCATTCATGAATAGCCGATACGAACGCGCCAAGTTCCAATTCCGTGCAGATGATGTCCCAACGGTGCCAAAGTTTTGCCCCGGGAGCCAGATATTCCACGCCATACCGCATTTGGGTTGCCGGCTCTTTGTTTTTCTTTTTCTCTTTTTCCCCGCCCTCAAGCAGCTTCACATCCGGGTCATAGAGATATAGTTCAGAAAGGTTCACATTCTTCTCATCATCTTTCCGAGAAAACTCAATCACATTCGTAAAATGGCGCCAGCTGTAATCTGATTTCTCGACATACGACGGGAGAATATCGTTTGTTTCTTTGCAAATCGGATAGGCGAACGTTTGTTTCAGTTTCCCGTCGAGGATCTGGTTTCCGACTCCGCCGCCGAAAAGGCTGACGAATGGCAATGCTTTTCGGATAAGCCGTGCCTGGTCGATGTCCAGGCTTTGGGCCCCGCCGATGGAGCCCCCGCTGAAAAGCAGGTGGAAAGCCTTCAGCGGCACTTGGATGCCGAGCCTGTCCAACAAATATCTGGCGCCGCAGTCCCTCAACATCCCCCGGATAGCATTTCCGCTATACACGAAGCATTCTACCGGTTCGCCGTTGCTGACTATGGTTGTCGTGTTCAAAAAGGATTGCGTCGATTCGCTTTCTCCAATATGGGAAAGCGGTTGGAGCAGCGTATAGATCGTTTCAATTCGATAATGTTTCATTTCCATTTTCTTCACCCTCCACAATAAGTTCTAATTTGGCTTCAATCGGTTTTTCCCGTTCCAGACGATCGCGGACAAGCATAATGACCCGAGCTGTTTCCTTGTATAGCTGATAGAGGATCTCCTGATCCTTCCCACTTTCGATAATCTCGGTCAGGAATTGGCGGCCCTTCTCACCGCTGACCACAATGTTCCCTTGCCCATCCTCGTATGCGGCCATGATTGGCGTACCACTGTCACACCATTTGGGATTGATTGATTCGCAAGCCATTTTCCGCTTGAAAGTTTCTAGAAAAGTTCCAATGCTAGTTGCTCGTTTTGCGCTGACTTTGGTAAATCGCTCAATTTGTCCCCACATGTCCGGTCCGCTTGGGCCCCGGTTCCGGTTTCTGCTCCTGTAGACGGCATAGACGATGAGGGCCGCAGCGGCTGCATGTTCATCTTGAGTTCGGAATCCATATAGCATACCAATTCCTCCTTGCTTTCAATCTTTTTTGCAACGAATAAGGCGACTTCTAAAATTGGATTCTTCCGAAACGGCTTGACTTTGTCCTCGAATGCCTCCCAGGCCTCGAGGCCAAAGTCTAATATCCGCTTTTGGTTGTATTCACCGGTCAAGATTTCTGTTTTCGTAAATCCATAGAGGAAATGCTCGACCAATTGCAGCAGTTTTCCGAATCCCTTTCTTTCGATCAACACCGGCATTTCCTCAAACATAACCGTGAATACATCGCGGGAATAATTCACTTCCCCTTTGAAAGCGATATGCTTCTTCTGCGACACGGCGATGTTGATCACGAAAGGCGGGTCCGGGGGATTGAGAAGGAACCCCCGTAGTTCTTCACGGTTTGGAAGGTACAGCCTTTCGTGGTTTGCCACATGCGAAAAATTCCGCAGGGCATGCCGCTCAGGGCTGGTTAGAATGGTAAAGCAGCATGCCGGGCATACATGGGTAGACGTTCGGCATTTTCCGGCGTTCCAGTCAGTGAAAACATTGGAAAATATCTTTTTCAATTTCATGCCGTGTTTGGTCGGCTCACCGCACAAGTAGCAATATCCTTCGAATGGCTCCATATCAGGATGTTTCATCGGATCCAAAAGGTTGACTTCTCTTTGAACGGGATTCCCCTTTTCATCTTTCGTATTCTGAATGATTCTCCCGGTCCTCTTCCACGCTTCATAAATCAGATGCGTAGGCACTCCCTACACCTCCCTTCCAACCGGATTTCCCGGCGCCGCGAGTTCCACTCCAAAAAACCCAATCTTTCGAGGTTTCGGATATGAAAATGTACCCCACTAACCGGTATTTCAAGGGCCCGGGCGATTTCTGACAAGTTTGGTGATTTTTTGTTCCTCTGTTGGTAGTGAGCGATATAACGTAGAACACGGAGTCTCCTTGGCGTCAGTTCCTGTTTCCAACTAGTAGGTATATTGAATTTGTCCAGTATCCGATATGCTTTCCATATACTGATTTCCAGTCTTTCGGCCAATTCCCGGATGCTCAATCCCTGGTCAATATACATGTAGATGATGTCTGATTTTGAAAACACACACCTGCCAATTTTGATTTCGGTATACGGATTGATTGGGTCCCTCATAAGATCACCCTATATTCGCATCCGCTCACTTCGAATAACATCCAGCACTTTTCCATCTTTCCAAATCACCCGATATTCACCATATCCGGTTTTCGGTGCTTCGATTTTCGTTACCTCCCCGTCTTTCACAATGAACATCGCATTTTCGGTGTTTGACAGTTCTATCGTTTTCGTCGATCTATTCATGCGCATTCGCTCCTATTTCGCTTTTGAGAATTCCGTATCCGGCAATATCCCGCCACGGATTCTCCCCGAACGCTTCTTTTTGGTGTGCAATACGCATTAATTTGTCAAATACCCGAACGATTGCAAGCATATCGTCATACTGTTCAGGCTTCACTCCGTTTGGATAGAGGATTTTTAGAAAGTCGCCAACCCTGTTGAAAGCGTCGCCGTATGACCGATTCTTTTCATCTACCAATCTTCCGATCTCCGTTCCGATATGCTCATATTTTCCAGGCCGCATATTTTCCCACCTTCTTTCCTCGTGCCCTTCGATGTTTCCAATTTAGGCATTTGATTGCCATATATTTGTCCTCCAGGCTGCACTTCGCACCCCATCGGACTTTTTCCAGCTCTTCTTTTGTCAGATAGTAGACTTTAACTTCGCTCATTGCCATCACCCACCAATTCTAGAAATCTCTCAAGCTCCATAACCACCAACCACGGCTTCCTATCAGCTTTCAGGGCCAGGGCATCAGGTTTTTCTCGTTCATCCTCCAACCATTGATACAGTGTCTTAAACCCATCTTTTCTCGCCTTTACTTCCCACTTCAACCCGAGTCCCTCGACGTCATTTTCAAACCCTTCCTGGGCGCCGGAAAGGGGAATTCTGCGCCCTTCTATCAGCTTCGCAAACTCCCTCTCCCGGCGATTCCCTTTCTGTTTCGATTTTCGTCCGCTCATCAATATCCTTCCTCTTGTCATTATCCTTGTTTACGTACTTCTTCTATCCATTCCTCAACAATTTCAAGCCTTCTCTGCCACCGATCTCTTTCTTCTGCTTCTGCTCTTGCTTTGACTCTCATCATGGCCCTTGCTCTTTGGGTAGTTTTTTCCAGGTCCGCATAAAATAACTTATCTGATGCACGTTTTAATCGTTTTTGTGCTTGGTCTAATTGTTTTTGAATTTCTTTTTTGGCGATAGAGAGGATCAAGTATTTATCGTTCATGCGAACACCCTTTCTCTTGAGGGAAAGTTTTTTTAAAATTCCCTCTCACCCTCGATAAATTCGTTTTCGTATCACTCATACACCGCCTTCTTCCCACCCCAACACTTTCCTTGCCAAATTTCCTTCATCTTTCATAACTTCCGAAGGATGGTACCATTCATGATTTCGCGGATCAGCATAAAACTTCAAAACACTTTCATACCTGTCTGCCTTTTCCGCTTGCTCTATCAACCATTCCAGCGTATTCAATCGCTTTTGATATAATTTTTCATCTTTAGCCAGCCCGGCAAGTTTTTTGACTTCTTCCAACCACTCCCGGGCCTCGGCCAGGTATTCTCGGTCAGTCATCGTCTTTTCCCTCCAAAGTTTTTGCTGCTTCTTCTGCAAGCTCGATAAGTATTTCAATATCTTCGAAGCTCAAACCCCATCCTGAAGAACGACGATCCAAACGCGACTTAATGTAATCGATATATTTTTTGTCAATTAGCATCCTCTCCAACCTCCACACCTACCGCTTTGAGAGCGGCTAGACAAATTTGCAAACAAAAGCCTTCTCCTTCGGCAAAATATACTCCATCATTGTGGTGAATAGATATCAAGTAAGAGTCTTTTGTTTTCTGAATATCTACCAAGTCGAATTTTTGTAGAACCATAAATGTGTTCTTGATATCTTCCGTTGGGCGAAAATTTATGTGCCAAAACCCCTTTTCATCCCTAAATCCATATCTATCAATTTTTTCGATGTATTCATGTTTCCACCCCATCACCTTTTCGGCGACAAGGCGATCGATTTCACGAGAGTTCATTTCCCTTCGCCTCCAACAAATGGGGATGTTCGTAAATTCTATTTTTAATAGTGCTTCTGTCACATCCAAAATATTTACTTATACGATTAATACTCCAATTTTTATCAAGTAAACTTTTTAATTCGTTCAAATCTATATTTACACGCTTTTTATACTTCACTTTTCTTCTTCTGTTAGCTTCTGCAATCTTTTTTCTATGTTCTTTACTTAATTTCTTCCCTTTATTGTGCGAGCTTAAATGTTCCGAAGAAGCAATAACTTCGAGATTTTCTTTTAAAGCATTTAATTTGTTATGATCTTTGTGATGGACATGTTCGTTCGTATCCAGTTTTCTTTTTAACCAGTACATCATAAGCAGTCTATGAACATGAATTTTTTCTCCATGTATTGATACAGCTGGATAATTTCCTTGCATAAAAATCTTTTTTATTCTAGCTACAGGTTTATCAGAATACCAAATAATCGCATTTTTCAATTCTGTTTCATTAACTATGCAATTACATGTGTTTTCAATCACGATCGACTTTTGATATTTCACTATCAAGCAAATCACCTTCCTGAAATATATTGCCGATCACTTTTCCTTTATTTACAACCGAAACAAGGTCGTCTAAACAAAATTTTTCGCCTATATTTTGTTCATGAAGGTAAAAACAAGCACATTCGTTATCCCATTTAACAACCCAATGATATAAACCGTCGTCATATTCTTCGATGATATCCCCCTCATATATCTCCCGCCCGTTTCGATCGTGGAGGCCGGTGTATTGCATGAATTCATATGAAGAATCATTCAACAGTGCGTTAATCATCTCTATTTCTGATCCAAGCACTCCATCCCAATAATCAGCACTCTCATTTTCGTTTCGATAAACCATGATTCGTTTTCTTTTATCCCATGCACGGAATTTAATATCTCTCATTTTTTACCCTCCAACAACTCGGGATTTTCAAACACATTCACCGCTTTTATAAGTGCTAGTAACGGTTGTGTGCGTTCGTCTAGTACATCAACATTTTCGCGCAAAGATTTAACGTCAATGTAAATCTGCTCGATATCCAATCGGTGATTATGCGACTGATGGCGCAACTCTTTGTTTTCGCGTTCTAACTTTGTCACCCGTCGTGCTAAATTGGCGAGTAGGTCGATGGCAGATTCGTCCACCGATAGCATGTTGTCGGTTGTTTTCGGCAATTCGTCATCAGCTTTCACGCAGTCTACAGAACAATTTTCGCAAGTGTGTAACGGTTCGAGGACGTAATAATAAAATCGACCAACGCACCATTTCCCATCGCCATAAACACGTTTGTTTTCGTTAAAATCAGCAAAAACATCTCCGTTGCTGTCGACTTCTTCTACGATAGCTATTTCGCCGATTTTGAACCAATCACGATATTCGAGGTTTTTAACGATGATAATTTTATCACCCACTTTTGCCTCACGATCAACCATCCGATAACGCTTGCCATCGATACGAACGATATCGGTCGGTTCCAAAACAAAGTAATCTCGATGATGTATACGCTGTCGTGTATCGGTTTCGATCAAACTGCTGAATACATTTAACACTGTATAAATATTTCCCGTATTCTTTCCGATGATCTTTTCGCCAGCATTGGCTTTCCGCTCGACTTCGATATATTCACGTAAAATACCATTCAGCTTTTCGTCTGGCAGTGCGAGTAGATCAAGTACCGATTTAGGCGCTTCATCTTTTTCTGCTAGCGGTTCGAGGACACGGTAATCTTCACTTGACGCTGCGTAATTTCTCATGTCTTTTCCTACGTAACTAATAGCATCATTAACTTTATAGACATCATCAACCTTAAAAACTCCGTTTCCGTTTTCGTTTGAATGACCGAATACAATAACCGTTTCACCCTCTTTCGCCTTGCGGTCGATCATCCGATAGCGTTTGCCATCAACATGTACGATGTCGGTAGGTTCGAGCGTTTGATATTCGCTTTGTTCGATTATGTCAAACTTTCCGCAGTAAACGTCACCGTCTTCGTTTGCTTTCTCAACCGACATGATTGTACCTTTCGTATAGCTATCTCCGAATTGACATTCGTGAGGGTTGACGATAACGATTTTATCGCCGACATTTGCTTCGCGATCAACCTCGACATATTCTCGCAACACACCGCCCAAATTTTCGTCTGGTAGAACGTGGATTTTACTCATTCCGACACCTCCGGAGACATTTGTACTCTTTCAAAGTAGGTGGCACATACATATCCTTCACGGTCTCATATTTCCGGCAATCTTCGCAGATCCAGCCGATTCCCTCTTGGAAAAGTTTTGTCACCAAGTGAGTTTTTATCTCACCACAGAATGGACAAACAGGGCCGAATAAGCTCATTTCCAACGGCAGTTCTTTCATCCACGGCTTTGTCATTTTCTCGTCAACTCCCTTCGGGTTGACATTTTTTTGTCTTCCCGAAAACCCGCTTTAAATCAATCCCCTTGATTCGTCCTATTTTCCAAAGATGTATGAGCGCCAGCAGAATTTCTAGCTCATTCTCCCGCTGAAACACTTCGTTCATTTGCCAGATGTTGGCGCCATCCGCATACATTTCCCGAAGCCGGATCAGGTCTTTTTCGTCCCAGATGAAATCCAAATCTTCGAGTATGATCACCACGTTCTGCCTTTCTTTGGTCATGTATTGGTTTTCCAGCGATGTAATTGCCATGCTTTCCCCGTTCATATGCTCACCTCAAAACCACTCATTTTCCTTGCTTTCGATTTTCACTAGCGCCGCGGCAAGCAGCTGTTTGATGTCGTCATAGTCTTTTTCCGCCAATGCAGCCGGGTTTTTGATTATGCCCATTTTGACCAATTCGTCGATCATAGCTTGCTTTTTTAAGTCTTGCATGAGGGTTGTGGCCTTATAGAGAGCGCCCATTTAAATCCTCCTTTCAAAAAATCCGGCGATTGCCGGGAATTTTTCGTGTTCTTTTCGTAACTCCCGGAATGTGGTTGTTTCGTTCCCTCTGATAATCTCAAAATCCAAGGTCTGTTCGATGCAATTCATGGGCTCTTTCTTGAAATGTTTCCTGTAGTACTCAATCGCTTCTTTCTCGCTTCCGGCGAAAATGAAGCAAAATTTTTCTTGGTCCATTTTGAGCGAAAAAATGCAGATTTTTTTGATCCCCAGGACGTTCCGTTCGATCATTTCTGCAACTTTTCGATGGTCCGCCCTATCGAAATCAATCGCAGAGATGTCATCGTCCATCGAAACAAGATTTTCTTGAATCATGTGCAGCAGATAATGGGCCAGCGGTGATTCCTCATATGTTAGAGCGTCTTGATAAAGCTCTTTAACCTTCATCTTCGATCGCTCCCGTATATTCGTTATACCTGACTGTCACGGTTCCGATTGGGCCATTCCTGTTTTTGGCTATGATCAGTTCCAAACTGTCATTCTCTGAATCTTGCTTGTAGTATTTTTCCCTGTACAAGAAGATGATCACGTCTGCGTCCTGTTCAATGCTGCCTGATTCCCTGATATCTGACATCATCGGGCGTTTCTCGGCCCTTTGCTCGACTTGCCGATTTAGCTGCGCAAGGCAGATGACCGGGCAATTGAATTCTTTCGCCATGGCTTTCAGGTCTTTCGAAATTTCTGTCACTTGCTGATGAGCGTTGCCTCCGTAAAAATGGCTTGGTTTGATCAGGGTTAAATAGTCGATTAAGATAACAGGTTTTTTGTCTGGATATTGATTGATCACCTTTCTTGTTTTCGCCCTGATCTCAGCCACGCTTTGCCCAGGCCCATCGAATATTTGGATATTTGCCTTTCCCAAAATCCCGATGATATTCGCCCATTGTCGTTTCTGCTCGTCCGAAAGGTATTTTCGGGGATCCCGCAATTTGTTGCGGTTCAGGTTCCCCGTCGATGCAATGAGCCTGGTAGTCAATTGAACGGCCGGCATTTCGAGCGAGAAAATGATCGGCAAGTTCCCGGACCATCCGACTTGTTTGGCAAAGTGAAGCATGACGTCGGTTTTTCCCATCGATGGTCTGGCGGCAATGATGGTCACTTCGCCGTCTTGCCATCCATTGGTCAAATCATTGAGCTTTTTGATTCCTGTCGTGATGCCCTTCTGAAAGGGCTTTTCTTTCCAAGGGAGTTCATACAAATCTTTCAGAATCTCGTTCAAAGGTTGGTAATCATCGATTTTTACTTGGTTGATGGCATCCAATTTTCTAATGATTTTGTCTACCGGCCAATCGTTTTCCGCCGCTTTGACAAGGATGTTCTTTTTTTCTCGCTCTTTCCAGGCATCCAAAACCAATTCTTCAATCTCTTCAAATTTCTCAATATCTGCGTAAGCGGCCAACTCATTAAGATAGGAAATTCCACCGACTTCGTTTAGATTCTTGATTGTCGAAAGAGTGACTAAATCGACAGGCTTCCCTTCTTGGGCCAACCGGAACATCGTTTTGAGCAATTCTTGATGCCTTCTGTCTTCCAGATGGCTCGGTTTAATAAGCGTATCCTTGAGAAGGTAATCCGCCTTGATGAAACAGCCTAAAAGGGATTTTTCAGGGACCAATTTTCATCCTCTCCTGCTGAAAAGTCTATTTCGGAATCCCGTGGGACATCGCGGCCCTGAATATTTTCTTGTTTTTGAGATTTGAATTTTCTTTCCAAAGCTTTTGCATCGTCAAGAGTTTTTACATTCTGCGTCAACCAGTTTCGTAATATTCCTTCTGCATAACTAAATGGCTTTTGGTTTTTTAAGGCAATCTGCATTGCATAGATGACTAGTTCATCAGAAAGATCTTCACACCAAGTGATGATGTTTTCTGTGATGAAACCATTCAAAAATCCGTAGTTTTTTTCATAAAACCTTAACGCCTTAACGCCAACTTCAGATACCGTATCCTTTTCTTTTTCTTGTTGTTTTTCTTTTTCTTTTTCTTTTTCTTTTTCCCCACTTAACGTGGTACGTATCGTTGACGCATCGTCTAACGTATCGTTGTACGTATCGTATGACGTATCGTTAGCGTATCGAAGAAACAACTCTCTGATACTTTCGTTAGGTATTTTTCTTGCAACCAATCCGATCAATGAGGTGTCTTTCACCTCCATCAACTCCCTCTCGATGCAGTCCAGCACAGGTTTGCCGCCTTTAATGAGGTTGTATTTCCCCCAGTTCAAAAGAGCAATTTCCCTTGTCTGCGGATTGTATTTAATGACCTTATGGACGTTCTCAAATCGTTCTACCAAGCTGTTGATCGATTCGATCGAGTATCCCAATTCAAATGCCATTTGCTTTTTGGTGATTTGGTAAATGCCGATCTGCGTAGTGTTCGGATTGGTCAAAAGGTAAATGTAGAAGTATTTATCTTCTGGTGTCATTTCTTCTAAAACCTTTGCGTCTTGCCAAAACGAAACATGAACGTATCTGTATTTAGCCATCTTGTTCACTCCTTCCTGATGCAAATTACGTATCGCCCTTCAACCCTCACCGGCTTTAAGCCGGGATGGACCAGGGCGAAATAGTTCTTCACATACTCGACATATCTCTTTTTGTCGCCCCTGGCCATCCATTTGAAAATGTGTGGTATCTCGAATTTGTATTCCATCTTCCATCACTCGAAGGGTATTTCTTCGTCTACAACCTCTATGTCATCAGCCATTTCCTTGACTTCGTCAGGAACATCGTTCGTTTGTTCCTGTTTCTGCTTCTTTTGTTCCTCGACGGCCTGGAACATCAGCTCAATGCCTTTCTTGATGACCGGATCGGTACGGTCTTGTTTAAGTAACCATTCCAGATAGTCAGGATGGGCCTTGTAGATTTCTTTCAAGGTTTTTCCTTTGTGTTTGCCGAATGTGAGTTTTATCTTTGCTGCGTCTTGCGCTGTCATTGTCTCCACTTGTTCCGTCTGGATGAATTCTTGCATGTCTTCAATATCTTGCGTGAACACTTCTGATAGGCTGGCAAGCGTCAGGGTAGCGTCGATCTGGGCTCTTTTCTTTGCCATTTTCAAAACGGTATTGGCGTTACCATATGGGTCTTGCAAAGTTCCGTCTTTTCGCTGGTAATATTTCGGTTCCTTAGTGTTGCAATGGCCCAACCCTTCGGTGATTTTCACGCCGTTTTTGTAGATCAAGCACTTCACGGTGAAAGCGAAAAATCCATTTTCATAATCCTGGACCCGCTCGATGACTTCATACTCGCTCGTAACTCCAAACATCATGAGGATTTTTTCGGCCCCAGGCTTGTACAGCGTAGGTTTCGGAGTACCTGGAATAACTCCGTAATCGTGGTCTTTTTTCAATGTATTCTGGATGACCATTTGAAACTGACTGATTTTAGCGAGTGTCGATTGCACCGCGCTAATGTCCACGCTTTCGATGATGGATAGAGAATTTGCTTGTTTTTCACTCATCGAATCCTCAATCCTTTCGTTTGTTTCAATGTCACACCCGGAACTTCTTCCCCGTTTTTCAACCGTTCAAGAATGGTTTTCTTGTCGATTTTCGCTGGTTGCGGAATCAAAAAGTCATCCGGGATAAGCGTTTCGTCAATCACATCCACCGACGGCGGATTGTTTTGGATCGCCACCGTAATCGTCGGGCGTTTCACTCTTTCAATTCCTGCTTTCATGAGCTGATCTTTGAGATAGTCCTTTGCTCGGTCCGCTTTTTCCTCGAGGGCCCGGCGCCGATCGGCGAGGCGTTTTTCCTCCTCCTTGATGGCTGCGATATCAGCCTCGAGGCACCGGATGAATTTGGCGGTATGCTCAACTTTGTCCTCCAATTCTTCTTGGATGGATTCCAAAGTATTTTGGAAGGTTTCTTCGTCGAGCTGCTCTGCCATTTCCAAGAGATTTAGATAGCTTTCCGTAAGTTCGTATAATTTCATCATTCTTCCTCCTCACTCCGCAATCGTATATTCCGCTCCCCAAACCTCTTCCAGGTACCGGCGCAAGTTTTCTTCCAGAATAACTTCATCATCGAACCGGACGATGTTGTCCCCTGGGGAAATGGGATCCCCGAAGTAATCCTTTGGCGCCGTCTTTTCGGGTTCTGGTTCAGGATACCCATACCGCCGTATAGCAGTTACAACAGGATGTTCCAGCACCATGGTTTCACCTCTTAAATCTCCGGACCTAATGCTATTAACTCCGGACCTAGCATTGCCAAAGATTAGTGGATATCACTATTTTCCCAACATGTATAGGATTGCTTTGTTTACCCGCTCTAAATCATATCGTTCAAGAATGATTGATAGATATTTTTCTTGCTCCAAATCCCCGATTGTAACGATATATTTGGTTTCAAAAATTTCGCCGTTAGGAGTGGTGGTCTTTACGGAGGTTCGAGAAATCTGGATTTTGGAATTCTGAAATTTCAAAGCGACTTCTTTTTCCATCCTTCACACCCTTTCCAACTCTTTTATCCTTGGCACTTCCCGGTGAACGATCACAATCCGATCGTTCAACCGTTTCACAACCAGCCAGTTTTCCGGGTTGACTCCATATTTTTGCATGAGCTCTTTCTCCTTCCGCGTCGGCCGCTTCCCGTTCTTCATTGCTTCCGATCCTCCAGGAGAGGACTCATTGTCAGTCCAAGAAAGAACGCGAGCAGCACGAGAAAGAATTCAGCCATTTGAAACACCGCCTTTCAGAACTTCTTGAAGGAGATCCCGCACTTGGTCGTATGTCTTTTTCCGATCATTCAATCGCTTAAGTTCTGCTACCGAACGCCGAAAATTATCGATGTGCACCAGCGCCCCGGCATAATCTTGCTGGTGGATTTTGCATGTGATGTGCTGCAAACAATCAACAATACAGACCACTTCGGCGAACGCTTTTTCCATATCCTGAACGAGGAAATGACCGTCAAATGAAAGTTCCACAGTTTTCATTGTCTTCGCTCCTTTCGTGATTTTTGGACAACAAAAAACCGGACTCGAAGCATGCCAATAAACCAACAAGCATGCAATCAAGTCCGGCGGTGACGGTGGGCCAAAGCCCGTGTCATGCCTATTCGGTTTTTATATAGTGCGGACTGCGGCAGTGGTAGCACACTGCCTTTTCCTTCGCCGCTTCGATCGCCGGCAATAGATATTCCGGCGGTTCCACGTCCCATTCTCCCATGTCGTACATTCGGATCTGTTCTACAATCGCTATGTTCTCTTCCTGCCTGATTCCAGCGATCCGGAGAATCTGGATCGCAAAATCTTCACGATGATGGGACGCTTGCACAATAATATCCCCAGGTGCTATAATAAAAAGAGCATGATCTTCATTTGCCAGTGGTCCCCGGCGCCGGATATAAATCGGCTTCTTGGGGGATCCATCTCCATTTGCAATGATTCGGGCATAGCCCGTGTTGGTCTTCCCACCTCCATACTCCCACAAGGCGGGAAGGCCTTTTTTTGTGCGTTCGATGGTGATTTCCATAAATTCAACCTCCTAATCTAGTTTTCTGGCATAAGATACACTTCTATAGAACGCCATCAGCCTTGGGTGTTTCTTCTCAAAATCCTCATCCCTCAAGAACGGGATCCGATAGGCTTTCTCCAGATCGGACATCAGGTTTGCCAGGCGTTGGTCTTTGACGTCGTCCGAGGACCTGGAGTTGATGATCTCATTAAATCTGTTTGAATAGGTAATTAATTCATCAATAGTCATGTCCACGTCAGTCACCTCCCCCAAAAATGACTTGGAAATAATCATCCAAAAACTTCGCCATCCTAGGAGCGTGAAAGCTCCAGGTTTGGCCCTGGTTCTTTGGGTAGTACACAGGACCGCCATTCTCTGAATCTAGGATTTTTCGGAAACGCGGCTGATAAAGGATATTTTCCTTTATCCAGCGGTCACTTTTATTGATTCGTTTCACTAGATCTTTCATGCTCCAATATACACCGGTTAATTCTTTCTGTTTTAATTCTTCCAATTCCGCCTTGGATATAATAACCATATCCGGCGGAATCGGAATGGTAATCTCGGTTTTGATTTGCTGCATTACCCCGAAACCTCCTTTTTAAGGAATAGACGGAAGGTTTCACGACCTTTTGGAGTGACCAACGTCTGCACGTCCGCTTTTCCGTTCCGCTCCCACTCCTTCAGCTGGAAGAGATCCGGGACGTATTGGGCATATGGTTTTAACTTGCCTTTTGTGTCTCGGTATATATATTTCTTCTCAAGTAGCCATTCGATAAATGCTTTCGGACCGATATGAAGCTCTTTCGCTGTGTCTCTAAAATTCGTGAGTAGATTCCGATCCACCAGCGCATCAAAATAATCTGCTTTCGGCTTCATGAGAGCGATCTGCTCATTTTGTTTGCGGACAAGAGCCAGAGTCGCCCTGAAGGTTTGTTTGGTCTGCTCGTCCGCAAACGGGAGGTACGTTTCGATGAATACCTCGTCGTTTGCCACATACCCGCCGGTTTTTCGGATGGTTGGAAGGACTTCGGCTGTTACCCACTTCCTGAATTCTCGCGCCTTTTCGGTCCCCGATTCAAAAATGAAATCATATAGCCCCGATTCGTCTATATATTGTTGTCCATCGCGGACAACCGTTGATATATCAAGCTTTTGCAGAATATTGCTGATTCGCTCCCATCTTAAATAGCGATTGCCTTTGGCCTCTTTGGTATAACCAAGAGCCCATGCGACGTCCTCGAGTTTGAAAAGTTCCTTGCCACTTTCAATGATTACAGTTAACTGTCCGAAAGAAGGATTCTTAAAAACTTGTAATGTATTCAATTCAACTTACCTCCTTCCGTTTTTCCTCATCTTTTTCAAACAGATACTCGATCGACAAGTCCGGGAAGAATGTTTTTTTGATCTTCAAGCATTCATCATAGTAGAAACGGTACTTCCCGTTTATCTTGTCGCTGATCGTCGCGCGCCTAACGTTTAACGCCTTCGCCAAATCTCCCATCGTCAACCCGTTTCTTGCCATTTCAGCCCGCAAATTCCTGTACATTATTTGGCACCCCCTTTTGGAAGTATACGCAATTTCGTTTGTCTACCTTTAGAATAAACGCATTTTCGTTATATGTCAATAGAAACATGGAAAAAATATGCGAAATTGAGTAAAAATCCTCCTTTACATATAATTACACATATGATATATTTTTCGTGTACGAAAAATCGTATAAGTTATGAAGGAGGGTTTGTGGGCAGTGAGGAGAGAAGAAATAATATCCAAATTGATTGACGAAAAATTTAAGAGCAAAAGACAGTTTGCAGAATATATCAATATCCCGCCGACAACATTACAGTCGATATTAAAAAGAGGCATTGGAAAGGCATCGATCGACAATGTAATCAGTATATGCAAGGGACTTGGCATAACTATCGACGACCTCGAACGGATGGCGGAAGATGGTATTATCAATCCAGAATCCAGCAAACAAGAAACCATTGAAAATAGAGAAATTCCGTTCTTCGGCAACATTGCTGCCGGTGCCTTATTTGCTGTGGAACCTGTTACAGACGAAAATCTTGAGACTGTGACGGTTTCAAGAAAACTGCTCGGCAAATATGCCGATAATAAAAAACTCTTCGCCATGAAGGTAAATGGCGAGAGCATGAATAAGATCATTCCGAACCATTCATTCGTAATCTGCAAACCGATTGAACTGGAGGAAGTGAAAGATGATGATATTGTGATTTTTAGCTATGACGGGGAATATAGCATGAAGAGATTTAGGAGGGATGACGAGGATCGAGTGCTGATCTTCAGTCCCGAATCAACAGATCGGAAATTTAGAGATCTTGTCGTTCCTTATGATACACAGAACGACTTAAAAATTTACGCGAAGGTTATTTTGTATTTAGTAAAACTGGAATAAAAAACGCGGGGATCCCGCTTAATTTTTTATTCAAAGGAAAGGGGATGAAGAATGGCCAGCTTCCAAAAACGCGGAAATACTTGGCAATTCACTATCAGCCGGGTCGTCAATGGGAAATCAAAACCGATCCGGAAGGGAGGTTTTAAAACAAAAAAAGAAGCACAACTAGCTGCTTCCCAAATTGAAGCTGAATTACAAAAAGGTGTTATTCCAATTTTGACCCCAATAGCCTTTGACGAATACTTCGAAAATTGGCTGGACACATATAAAACAAATATTTCTAATAACACCCTGGAAAGATACAAAGTCACTCTAAAAACTCTCCGTCAATATTTTGGTGGTGTCCCCATTCAAAAAATCACAAAGAGGTCTTACCAAGAATTTTTAAATAAATATGGTGAGACCCATTCGAAAAATTCAGTCAAAAAGATCAATACCCATATTCGATCTGCTGTAAAAACGGCAATTGAAGAGGGATATATCCGGATAGATTTTACGAGAGGAGCCGTTATAGGCGGAAAGAGCGGGAAAAGTAAAGAAGAAAAGTATTTGAATTACGGGGAAAGCAAACGGCTTCTGAAGGCCTTATATGAGAAATTAGATGAAGGCCTGATATATTATCTCCTCTTGCTAGGTCTAACCTCTGGGATGCGCTTTGGGGAAATGGTCGGGTTGACCCGTAAAGACTTTGATTTCAATAATAATACAATCAGCATTAATAAAACCTGGGGATACTACGGCAATATGCACGAAGGCTGGGGGCCAACCAAAAACGAACAGTCAAATCGAGTAATAAGTATGGACCCGAAAACTATGAAAGCATTCGATGATCTGTTCCAAAAAACACCGGATAATGTTTTGCGGCTTGTTTTTTATTCGCCACACTCTAAATATAAGGTGATTTCAAACAACGCCGCAAATAAGGCACTAGGAAAGATTTTAAAGGAGTTGGATATCGAACCGATCAGCGTCCACGGCCTCCGGCATACACATGCAAGTGTACTGCTTTATGAAGGGGTTTCAATATATTACGTATCCGAAAGGTTGGGGCACAGCGGCATCGACGTGACAATGAACACGTATTCGCACGTCATCAAAGAATTACGGCAACGGGATGAAAAATTGGCATCAAATATTTTCAAGAAGATGTATGCCTAGGGGTATAAGGGGTATATCAAAACCGAAATAATTGTTTTACACAAATTTTACACATAAAGAACTAAAAATCCTTAAATGTTAAGGTTTTCCCGGGCTTGTTAAACGTCCGCCCGGGACGTAATGACTAAGGAATCTGCCGGAGCGAGCAGCCGGCAGGCGCCGCAGAAATGTTGATCTTTCAACGTTTCTGCGGCGTTTTTTATTTTTTGGGGTCGGAATTAATTTGAAATGTTTTTCAAATCATTTTACACAAATTTTACACAAAGAAATGGCGCTACCCCATTGGGGTATTTTATCTGAACCAAAATGTTGGTAAAAAATGGGCGGATTTTTAGACATCCCTTTTTTTTGGGATGTCTTTTTTCTTTGAACCCCCCCTTCCCGGATCCCGAAAAATGTTGTACTATTGAGATGAAAATTTTGCCAAAAAGGGGGATATATCTTGGAAAAGAAAAAATCCATCTTCAAACGCTGGTGGTTTTGGCTGATCGTCATCCTCGTGATCGGCGCCGTTGCCACTGCCGGATCCGGGGATGATGACAGCGATGAACCGAAAAAGGTCGCCGAGAACCAACAAGAGAAAAAGAGTGAAGAAAAGAAAGAAGAGAATAAAATATTCAAAGTCGGTGATACCATCCAGCTTGGCGATCACAAGCTGACGGTCACCAAAGTGGATAAGTCAAACGGGGATGAATTTGAACAGCCAAAATCAGGACATGAATTTATAATCGTTCATGTTCGGATCGAAAACGGCGGAAAAGATAATGTTGACTACAACCCGTTTGATTTCCAACTAAAAAATAGCCAAGGTAACATTGTCGATCCTGGCTTTATCACGGTCGACTCCGATACAGCGCTGGAAGCCGGCGAACTAGCTCCCGGCGGAAAAGTCGAAGGGACCGTTTCCTTCGAAGCTCCCAAGGGAGACAAAGGGCTTGAACTTATTTTCACTCCTAGCTTTTGGAGTGATAAAAAAATTACTATTAAATTAAATTAATACCACCCTTTCGGGTGGTAATTTTTTATTTTTCTTAAGTGAAAATGCAAAAATCAGCCGGCATTTTTAAATTTTTGCGATTTGAAGGATCCCCCATCTTCTTGTATTGTTATGGCGGGTGGTGATTGAAAAAAAGAACTGGGAGGATTTTGGCACGGCTTCGGCCGTGCTGTTTTTTTCTAAAAAAATCTAAAAAAATTTTTGAAAAGGTATTGACTGATAGGAATTCATATCGTATTATAGAATCAGAAGATGATAGGAATTCAAATCATGGAGGGAAGGAAAAAAATGAAAGTTGCCGAGTTCGTTAAAGATGTGAAAGGTAAGAAAGTGATTTTCAAGGTTTTGGTCGATGATCAAACGATCGTCTTGGATGTGAATGGGGTGCAAGGTACTGCAATTGTCGGAAAACACCCGCAACACGGGTGGTATTACCAAAGTTATTCTGACGAGCTATTAACAGCATTAAGAATCAAAGCATCCAATGTTGCGATTACACATGAAAGTGCAGAAAAGGCGGCGGAAATTATTGCCCAACGAAAAGAAGAGGCAAAAAAAGAAGCGGAACGGAAACGCGAGGAAGAAAAGCAACGCATCATCACTGGCAAACAAAAAATTAAAGTACATTTCCACGATGGCGAGTATCTTTCGGGGTGGGAAGTTGTTGGCGTTGCGGCGGACCTCTTGAAGGAACTCGGATTGGCCCGATATGTGTCGGGCTGGGGGATGATCGTTGATAGTGAACTTGTCAACCGGTTTGGCGACGAGTTCACCTATCAACAAGCAAAAGAAGTTGCAGATCCACGAATAAAGGCAAAAAAAGAAAAAGAAGAAGCCCAAAAACGGATCCTGCAGGCAAAGTTTGATGAAGCCAAGAAAACCGGAAAGCCGGTAGAAATCTCCCGATGGACGGAAGAATGCAGCGATCCAGAGGAAGAATGCGATCTCGACATCGTTGTAGAATACGCGATGCCGGACGGATCGACAAAAGTTGAACGACATCATACATGGTAGAAAGCTAAACCTTATTATCACTCCCGCTCGGCAAACCATCCTGGCGGGAAAAAGAAAAATTTAAAAAAGGTTGACAAGGTAGGAATTCCTGCCAAACACAAAAAAAGGAGGATGGAAATGTTCCTATACAAAGTTAAAACAACCAGAGAGATCGAGCAAGAATTCGGTCTGCCCCAAAACTCAGTCATCCGAGACATCCGACGGGGCAAATTCCGCACATCGGAAATCCGGAAATCCGGAGCAGCGTGGCTAATCACCGAGCGTGAGGCCCGACGTGTATACGCCGGAGAGCTTACAATGATCCCGGTCAAGGATGACTTTGAATGGGTCCTTGACCATGTACGGGAAGAATTGGAAAACCCCGTTCTAGACGATCTTGTACGAAAAGTTATGGGAAAGCCTTCTATGGATGAAAACGATATGAAAAACTTGGCCGGATTGTACCACGATGGGCTTCGAAACGGATCAGAAAACGGAAAATACCTGTCATTTTCACAATGGTTTTATGAATTCTTTGAAGAAAAGATTGAGGAGGAGATGGTGAAAAATGAAAACGATTAATTGGTTTTTTAATCAAGAGCAAGTAGCAAAAGCAATTCAATCGTATGTTCAGGCAATTGTAAACCAAGTAAAAACGGAAAACGAAGCTCCAGTTGATTTTGATGCTGTAATTGAAGGAGTAAAAGATAGTATTGACTTTTTTGATTATGCGGAAAAAATGATAGGAGAAAATGCGTCGATAGAGGAAATAAATGAGATGGTAGAAAAACTAAAAAATGAAGTTGTGAATGACATATTTGAAAAATTTAACGACCGTATTGATGTTGAATTAGTTCGCGAAGGTGAGAATTATTTAGTTACAAATGCTCGATATACCATTCGATTTACACAAAACGGTCATGTTATACATGATGATCGTAGGCTTATTATAAAACTCCTAAACTTTTTATGTGATAAAAAGTATTTGTATAAGGTAAAAATGGATTGGGAAACAGTTTGGCGGAAAAATGATGATCTTTGCGTATATGCGATCAGAGATACGCAAGGAACAGAAGCAACACCATTGAATAAAAAAACGGTTTTTAATTATCTAAAAAAGGAAGGAATCTTCCTAACGGAAATAATAGTGAATTAGTAAAAAATCTATTTCTTACAAAATAAAAAACCCTGCCAAATGGCAGGGTAAATTACTTAATGCGGATCTTCTGCCCAGGGAAGATTAAATCCGGGTTTTTGATTTTATTTAAGCTCACTAACTTATTTACAGTCGTTCCATACTTTTTGGCGATCCCCCAAAGCGTGTCCCCTTTTTTGACCGTGTGGTACTTCGGATTGGAAGCCGGCTTATCGGCCACCTTCCCGGGGATCTTCAGCTTTTGGCCGGGATAAATGAGGTCCGGGTTTTTGATTTTGTTCAGTTTCACAAGCTCGTTAACGGTGGTTTTGTATTTTTGAGCGATTTTCCAGAGGGAATCGCCCTTTTTGACTGTATATGTGGTATACGACGTTTTCGGAGCGGGTTTTGGCGCCGGTTTCGGTTTCGGCTGCGGCTTGGCTTCGACCTTGGCCCCCGTGAACCAGTCGAGGTTTTTGTCGCTGACAATCATGTTCAAGTCCAAGTCACCGTCATACCCCGGAACCCTGCCGGCGCTCGTATATTGCCAAATATCACACGGAAAATCCGGCTTTTTGTCGGGTTTGCCGTTGTTTGCGCCATAACGCGGGATCCATACCGCATCCACTTCGTCAAGATTGAGATCGAAAGTTTTGTAGAGATGATGCGCGATATAGATTCCGATTTTCTTCGCGCCAAGTTCGCGCAGTTTTGCAACATATGCCGACACACCGGCGCGCATGTCTTCCATCGACTTTTCTTCGACATCCAAAAACCAAAACGTTGGCTCTACGGCTTCCAGTGTCCGCTTGTAAAAGTCTTCGGCTTCTTTCCGCATGTCCGCAATCGATACGCCACGAACCCAAGCATATGCCGCGGTAGGGACCCCACGTTTTCGGAGCTCGGCATGGTGGGTTTTGTAGTGCCGGTCAATTGTATTTGACCCGTACTGTGTTCGGATGATCGCCCAATCGAGATGTTTTGCGAAAGTATCATAGTCAATCCGCTTTGGGTCTTGGTGATGGGAGAGATCGACGATATAGCCCATTATTTCGATTCTCCTTTCCCCTTCAATATCTCAACCGCATTCTTCAAAACTTCCGGTATCGGCAACCCGGCCCTGCCGCAGTTTTCGATGATCGACAGCAGCTCATTCGCGAGGTAGAAAAAGATCACCGCATCCCGGAAAATGTCATTGTTCCCGCCGAGCGCTTCATCGAGAAGATGGGCCACGGCAACAAGAACGAAAATAAGAATCTTCTTCGCAATCCCCTTGAACCCGACCTCGCTGGACAATTTTCCTTCCGCCCCGGCGGCGATAAAACCGGTAATGTAATCGATGACAACGAAAGCAAGCAAGATTCCCAGCAACGCGCTCCATCCTCCCCACAAATAACCGACTATGCCGCCGATGACGGACATGGTGATTCGATATGCGTGTTCCATTCTCTTCACTCCCCTTTCCTAAACGGAACCCCCGCCGATCACTCAGCGGGGGTTTCTTGTAACCTTTCAACGATTTTGGTTTTCACAAGATCTTGAAGTTCCGCGATGTTCAGATTGAATTCTTCCGCAGAGAGAGGAACATATCCGCTCAAACTGATCGAATGGTCTTCATTCGAGCCGTTGAAATAGATTTGGGCGCCAGAGACTTGCCCATCTTCATAGCGAATGTTGATGTTATTGATTTGAACGTTCATTATTCTTTCTCCCCTTCTTCAAATTTTTCACAAATATAGTCATAGATCATCGCTTCTTGCCCGCTAAATTCACGATCGCAATTGAACAAGATTTCTTTAACCGTTTTAAGCATTTCTTGTGCATCTCCACCCTCGATGACAATTTCTTCTTCGTCTAGTTCTTTTTTGTCTTTTAAATATGCGTCAATATCCTTCACATCGTAGGTATTATCTTCTTTTATTTTTGGCTCTCCATTTTCGTCAAGGTGACAATGTTCTTTTAGCAGTTGCTTGATGTCCTCCCGATATTCTTCATGTCGTTCGTGTAATAGTTTAATAAACTTCGTGCGATGTCGGCTTTGCTTACCACGGAGCGGTAAATCGTAAAGTAGATTGATAATCGGCGCAAGTTTGGCTTTTTCAATTTTTATAATCATGGACCATCGCCTCCAACTGCTGAATTTTTTGTTTCAAATATTGATTTTCGAGTTTTAACCACTCGATTTCATCTTTCATTGTTTGCTGTTCATCTTTCAATGACTTTGTAACTGGAATAAGCAACGTCCAAAGCCTATCATAAGCAATTCCATCGACTTCACGCCGTCCGTTTTCGTCGGGAGGTGTAAAGACGACATATTCAGGAAGTCCGGCTTCAACGACATCTTCAGCTATCAGCCCGTATCTTCTATCGAGCCCGGTGGTGTTTCCACCATTCTCCGAAATCTCTGTTTTGTCGAACCAGCTCTTTGGCTTGAGTTGAAGAATCCGTTCAGCATACCCGTTCGACAAATCCACTTCTTGTATGTCTTCTTTGTATTTTCTTGCAGAGGTGATGCGTCCGATTACTCCGTTGGTAGTGACGTAGACATTCGCCGTTCCTGAATACGTCCGATTGTAAACAGCTTCTGATTGCATGTATGCGCTTGTGCTATCAGTATTTAGACGCAAACTAGCGCCATTTCCATCGAAATAACCAGTTCCGCTAAAATATCTACTTGCTGAAATAGCGGTATTGAAAGCTATATCCGTATCCCTAAAAAGTATTTCTTTGAAAACTGCGTCGTCTGGGTATGAATAGTGAATTCCATCCAAATCTATCGTCACATTATACCAACCACTAGGAGATGCTGATCGAACACCAAAATTGATTCCTTCTTCACTTATCGAAAAGCCCCCGCTGATATATGAGTTCGGCTTTGGCCCGAACAAACCACTATAGTCATACTTGGTCATGGAAATGCTTGAACCAATCAATACCGATGTCCAATATTCATCTTCAGCGTTATTCACTCGTCGGGAAAAAGTATCATAAGTGATCTCGGTTTTGGATGGGTGTTCCGAATTATCTGACGGGTCTTGGGTTATGAGGCTTCCTGTAAATAATCCACTCGTGCCGTTGATTGTACCACCCTCAATAGTAAGCCCTTTTATCGTCCCCGCCGTCACCGTCCCCAAATCCGCACTAATCGCCGACAGTGACGTCACATTCAGCTTGTCAGCGGTGATAGACTTTGCCGCAAGCTTCGCAGCTGTAATAGTACCATCCACGATCAGCATACCCGCAAAGCGTTTCCGCAGTTCAATATCAGCGACATAGAAATATCCCGTAGTACCTTGATCTTTTTGTAAGAAAAAATCTATATGATCTATTGTTTTTGTTTCATCTACAGATGTAGTGATCTGCAAATTCGCTTCTATTATGCCGCTAGAAGTACCAGGCGTCACATTCACACTTCCTGCATCGGCCCACGATCCATCAGTATAATAACGCCTGACGATAAAATTCACTGCCGAAACTTCCGTTTCACGGTATCCACTGAAGCGAATATAGTATTCGTCATTCGTTTTAAACTCAACCATTTTTGATCTAGCTATTATTATCCGTGCATACGATCCCGGTCCTACCCGAAAATATTTTTTGCCATTGACAGTTACTACAGTATTCCCATTCGGATTTGAATTTTCATCAATCTGTGAAAGATTCGTGAAGTCGGCGATGGCAAGATGCTGTGCGGTAATAGAACCAGCCGCAATTCGATCTGCGCTAATATAGCCGCTTGTAATATTCCCCCCGTCAATCGTCGTCTGCCCCGGTGTGCTTAAATTCGTAAACGTCACATATCCAGCAAGATCGACCTTCGACGCTTGAATCTTGATCTGTTCAGCCGTCTGATTGATCGCTGAAATCACGCCATTTTTCTCGACCTTCGTCGCGATCTGTCCGGCTTGCACCGTCAATTGTGCGGACAAACTGGTGACTTGGTTTGTCAAATTGTCCACTGTCGACTGGTTCGCTTTGAGCGCGATTTGGTTCGAAAGCTGTGTGATGGACGTTTCGGCGGTGGTCATGCGGGAGCCAAGACCGTCGATTTGTGATTGTGTGTCCTCTGGAGCAGGTGTCCAGTCGGTGGCACGGTTGCCGAGTTCTAGTTTTAAGCCAGTAAAATAGGTTGTACCATAGTTAGAATAACCTCCACCGCGTCCTATTCGAATAGTAATTGCATTAGCATTAAATTTTCTGTTCCATGTATATCTCTGCCAGTTTAATGTTCTGATCGTTCCTGTAACAAGATATACTGTGTTACCTGTATTCAAATCAGTGTAATAAACTTGAATGTGATTATCATTTAATCCTCCCTCATCTTTTGCCCACCAAGATAGTGTATATTCTTGATTGGGTACAACTGGTACTGTTTGCAAAATACCTTGGTTTGCGGCATTTGTCGTGATTTTTAAAGCCTTTGTAAATCCCGGCAAATCATTAATATCAACTACAGTTCTAGTAGGTGGTGAACCAGAATTACTCCAACCGTTATAATCCCCTTTTTCAAATGCACTATTTTTAATTAGATTCCGCCCGCCAATCTGTAAGCTCTCAAACTCTGTCTTTGAGACCTTCGTCGCAATTTGGTCGGCTTGTAGCGTCAATTGTGCGGACAGGTTCGAAATTTGAGTATTTACAGCCGTGAACTGCCCGTCGATTTGCGACTTCGTATAGACGTTTGCCGCATCTGCTTTTAAAGCGATTTGGTTCGCTTGCTGTTGAATTTGCGTGCTCATCTGCGACAATTGCGATGATAGAGCCGCTTGATCTTGCTGATATTGGGAGACGGAAACTTTTGTAGACAATTCCTGTTCGGTCGCTGTAATCCGTGTTTCATGGTTCGTGATGGTTTGACCTTGCGCGGTGACTGTGTTCACCATGTTGCCCAGCTGAACGTCAAGCGTCTTTCCATTATAGAAAATTTTTGATGACTGAATTGTCGTTGTTCCCTCGTTGATCTCGGTCACCACGCTGGCGATATCGAGCTTCGTCCCGCTGATGTTTGCGTCATCGGCGATTTTTTCGTTTGTGATCGACCCGTCGGTGATTCCTTCGCGCTTCACGCCATTTTCGTCAAGCAATACCGTTTGCCCATCGGCGCCACGAACGCGCAAGCCATAGACTGACCCATCACCATTGACGTCGCCAAGGCTGACACGTTCATACAGCGAACCATCCGTTTTGTTTGCGAACACTTGAAGACGGTTCCCGCTCATTTTAAGGCGACCGTTTGCGCCTTGGATGGTGACCAAAGCAGTGTTTAATATGCCGGCATTGATTTTACTAGCATTTAGATTGGAAATTTCTGCATTTCCGATGGCACCTTCGGCAATAACACCGGACCCGGCATAAATAGCACCGGCGCGGAAGTTTTCGGCGCCAAGGTTGCCGGCCAAGAGGGTATTGATTGAGCCAACGTCGGCTTCGAGTGCACCGACTCTTGCATTGGTAGCATTAAGGTCGGTGATGTTAGCCTTCCCCGCCTTGAGATTCGTGATTTCTGCGTTGATCGCGGTCAAATCATTCGTTACTAAATTGTCTATGCGTGCATTCGTCGCGTTAAGATCGGTGATATTGGCTTTTTCCGCCTGGAGATTTTGAATCGCTGCGTTCACCGCATCGAGATCGGTAATGTTTGCTTTTGTAGCTTCGAGATTATCGATCCTTGCATTAGTAGCATCCAAGTCGTCGATATCAGCTTTCGTCGCTTCGAGGTTGTCGATGCGGGCGTTTGCAGCATTCAAATCTTCTATGTCCGCTTTATTGGCTTGAAGATTCTGAATGGTAGCATTAACCGCGTTCAAATCCTCAATATCTGCTTTGGACACCTTCAAATTTTCTATTTCAGCGTTCGTCGCTTCCAGGTCTTCGATTGTTGCTTTGTTAATCAACGCCTCGTTGATAAAAGCCAATTCATAGACGACACGCTCAACCTTATTCGTCAGGGATCCGCTCGAATCAAACTGATTGCTATTCTCCGTTTCCCCGACAGATTCAATTTCGCCCGTCAACCCGCCGGAAAAAGCCAATTTGTTCACCATGATCGGGATCTGAATAATTTCATCGTCGACAGTGACCAGTGTCACGATGTCCCCGACTTCATAAGCCGGATTGCCAACGAATTTCAAATATACCGGCAGATACTGGAACCCTTTCAGCTTGTTGTAGATATCCGTCATGATCCCATCGGTCATGAACGGATTCTCGAATTGGACTTCACTTCCACCAGCCGAAAGCGTTCCTTTCGAGATTGTATTTTCTCCTGTTTGACAAGTGATTTTGTCGATCCGGAAAACAGCGTCTTTCTTCTTCGAAAAACCATCGTCCATATAGTGATCGGCCGTGATGGTTTCCGATGTGGTTGTATACGACTTGATGCGCAGTTTTCCATCCCGGTCAAACTTTGCGAACCCACCGCACATTTGGGCAATGAATGCCACGACTCCCCTAAATTTGTAACCTTCCGGCTTTTTGGAAAAGGAATAATTCGGCAGCGTTCCGGTGAATTGGATCCCGGCTTTGGTGCAGATTTCATTCATGACAGCCGTAATGGTAGCCGGATATGTCAAATCGGAGAAATACGCCTTTTCCAGCTTGATCATGCCGTCATAGCATGTCAGCGTAACCACATCTTTTTTCCGCTCAACTTGATCGCAATAGAAAACGCCGAGCGGAACATACTCGACGGTTCCGTTTAAATCTAAACCAATGTAAGGTTTGATTGTTGCAGTTTCAAAGACTTCGTTGACACCGACAACCGAAAGGTTCAAGGTCGCCGATGCGACCGTTCCGATTTCAAACGATCCGGAAGGGTTGGATGTATCTTCGTAATTCATTTCAACGATGTAGGATTCGTCATATTCTCTACTATTGATGAGCACTTTCGCTTTCAGGATCCTCGAGGTACTCATGATCGCATTCTTGAAGTTTTGAGAGACACTATACATAGCCAACCCTCCTTTATTTCTCAATAAAATTCATGGACAAACCTTCCCAAAGAATGGTGCCATTTCTGTTTCGATACATGGGAGCGGAACGGTCACCAACATAAAAGGTTTTCGTGACGTTTTTTCCTTCCATTGGATCTGGATACTCAACTTGAAAAAATACACTTTGCACTGCTTTTAAAATCGTTGATATTTGAGACATAGAAAGAGGCGGCCACTCGCATTCGATCTTTCGCTTCACAGCGATTCTGTCACGAATTAGCTCGCCTCTTGCGTTTCTCTTGCTTTCTCCGTCCAAATCCATGATGTCAACCTTAAAAGATTTCGGGGTAGCGATTGCTACCCCATTAATTTTGAGCATACGCACCACCTACACATTGATCAAAGTCCTACCCGCTTGTTTCTGTGCAGCATTTATGCCATTTATGATTTCGTGGAAAATACGAGTGGAACCAAGGTTGATGGTCAATTCCAGGTTCCCGCCGCCGTATTGCCGTAAAGCGTCGGACACGGCGCGGAACGTTTGTTCATAGATTTTCGATTCCGGCGCAATGATTTCTCCCTCGGTCCGGTTATCACCGACGATGGCGAGCATTGGATTATTCGCACCGACATAACCGCCTTGGGCGAGATGCGGGATTTTCGGGATGTTCACTCCGAATTTTTTCCCACCGATCCCCGGCACCCATTTCGGAATTGTGACCGAAATTTTGTTCAATCCTCCAATTACATAGTTAATTGCATTAATTATTGCATTAAGCGGCCTTTTTACAATGCTTTCCAGACCCTTGAATATGGAGCTGAATACCGATTTCACGCCATACCATGCCTTACTCCAGCCTGATTTGAAGGTTCCGGATACGAATGAAACCACGCTGCTGAGTCTGCTTTGGATCCAGCCAGCAACATTTCTGATTGTTCCCCATGCGCTGTTGACGACCGATTTCACGCTATTGAAAACATTTGAAAAGGCCGGTTTCAGATTGGCATATAGCCAATTCGCAACCGGTTTTATGAAGCCATTGTAAATATTTGATCCGACCTTTTTGATCGTGCTCCAGGCCCCATTGACGACAGATTTAATCCCATTAAAGACCGAGTCAAAAGCCGGCTTGAGATTGGACTTCAACCAGTTTCCGATCGGCTTCACAAAATTATTATTGATGTAGGAAGCGACGGTCTTCAAAGTGTTCCAGGCTCCGTTTACAACGGTTTTAATTCCGTTGAAAACAGTATCGAACGCAGGCTTGAGGTTATTTTTCAACCAATCACCGATCGGCTTCACAAAATTATTTTTAATGTAGGATGCAACCGTTTTTAAAGTATTCCATGCCCCGTTGACAATTGTCTTTACGGCATTAAAAACCGATTCAAAAGCCGGTTTGAGATTTGATTTCAGCCAATTTCCAATGGGCTTAATAAACGTGTTGTATATTCCTGTCGCAATCGACTTCAGAATGTTGTATGCCCCATCAACAATTTTCTTAATCGCCCCGGAGAACGTTTCAAAGACTTTCTTCCCGCCACCGGCGAATCCTTTAAGATTTGCAACACCTTTGACCGCCAATTCCTTAATGCCGCCGAAAATCTTACCGAAGAACATTAAATTCATAAGGTTCCAAATCGCTTTTACCGCACCCTTGAATACACGCTTTGCGCCTTCCCACATTTCCGAAAAATTCCCGGTGAAAAGCGCAGCGAAAAATTCGATCAGGCCAAGGATGACATCCAAAGCGCCGCTGATAAGTCCTTTGACGTTCTCCCAGAGTGATTTCACAATAGCGATAACAACGGGCGCGACAAATTGGATGACTGCGACAATGCCATTAAAGATGTTTTCGGCCGCTTGCAAGATCATAGCCCCGTTTTCTTGCCAAAATTTTTGAATTTTGGAGACCATATCTCCAACGAATTTGATAATTGCATCCACAGCTTGTCCGATGGCGGATTTTATGGCATTCCAAATGCCGATCACTTTCTTACGGAAATCTTCGTTTGTCCGCCATAGATAGACAATGGCGCCGACAAGAAGACCGACCACCGCGGCGACAGCCAGAGCGGGAACGGATATTCCCATGAAGGCCAATTTCAAAGCCTGGAACGCTTTTTGCAAACCCATGGCCATTTTGGTCCAGTTCGCGATGATCTTATATGTCAAAAAAGCGGCAGCCAAACCGGCGAGCGTCGCAACGATTTCGTCCTTATTCTTTTTGATGAAGTTCTTCAAATTAGAAAAGATAGCCCGCACTTTGTTGGCCATCTCTTGGATCCGTTTTGGAATTTTACCGACCGAATTGTCGAATCCGCTTGTGTCCAATACTGGAGCGCTGACTGTCGTTGCGCCGCCACCGCCGCCACCGCCGCCGCCACCGCCGCCTGAACCACCAGATGCGGATCCACCAGAATCGGCGGCTGCCGATGTCTTGATATTGGTGATTTCATCAAATCCGGCAAGCTGGGTATAGGCTTTCTTCCGAGCTTTCGCTAATTTTTCTGTTGCTTTTGCTGCTTTACCAGTAGCTTTTGCAACTTTTTCTGCAGCTTTTGAAGCACCGCCAAAAGCACCGCCCAGGCTAGATACTGTAGATGTTTGTTGTTTTACAGCTTGGGACTGGACTTTGGCTTGCTTGACAGCGCCCTTGCCAAATAAGGCCTGAAAAAATAGTGCTATCTTCGCTGTGATGGCTTCGACTTTGGCCGCAAACGCAGAAAGAGCCGGTAGAACAGCGTTCAATACCGGCATCAAAGCGTTCCCGATGTTCAATTTGATGTTGGAAAGTGTTGCGTTGAATTGCGCAAGCCTGTTGGCCGTATTATTCGCCACCGTATCGCCGAATTTCGTGCTTGCTTGTTCCAGTATTGCAAAGTACCGTATGAGTTGCTGGGTTTGGAAATCAAGTTGGTTCCACGATTTCCCGTTTGCAAATTGCCGGAAAGCTTCCGTAGATTCGAGCATGGCAACATTTACGTTGATGCCCAAATCTTCAATAGCTTCCGTGTTACCCAACAACCCAGAGCGGATCCGGTCCAGGACATCTTCCATCGTCCGACCCGTTCCGCTTGCCACAATAGCAGCGGTTTTCAGTAGATCTTCCGTGTATTTTGCAGTTTGTTTTGTGCTATTCGAAAATGTACTGATTAGGTTGCCGAAAACTGATCCATATTTATAAGCTTCGGCTTTGGACATATTATAGGCTTTTGCTTGGGTATTAGCCCAATTCAGGAATTCGTCGGCGCTGTCCCCCATGAGCCTTTGAATTTGGCCAAGACTCGCCTCAACGTCTTTGGCCATGTTTACGCTGTCTTTGGCAAACTTCGCCAGCGAAACAGTGGCGATGATGGAGCCGATTTTCTTAAATGTATTGTTTACCCTGTTTTGAAAGTTTTGCAGCTGCTCCTGAGTCTTGGCCAATTCTTTTTTGACGCCCGAGAAGTCAGCGCCGCCCCGAATGATTAGATTTGTATGGCCCGCCATCTATTCCCCTCCTTTCCCCGGGGATTCGCGTTTCACCGTGCCGCCAAACATCGCATTGATCCGTTTTACTTCAGCCAGCATATCCCGATCGCTCATTTGTTTTGGCTTTGCGGCCTGTTCCACTTTTTTCAGGACCTTGTCCAAATCCGGAAGCCTTTTTCCTGCAAACGCCTGCGCCGTCCACTGGGCAGTGATATATGCCTGGGCGATTCTCTCCATCGCCTCGTCTTTTTTGCGTTCGTTGTAGCCTTGCACATAAAGAAAAAATTCCTTTGGCCACATCCGTTCAAATTCTGCGATCGACATTCCCATTTTGGCGGCAGTTTTGAAAGCCTCATCCTCGATGTCAACATCAGGATCTATTTCTTCTTTTTTGCCGCCATCGCTCCGTTTTTTACGCCATCCTCTTCGTCAGCTAATTCGGACATGATTTTATCCATAATTTCTAGGGCGCCTTTTAATCCGAGGTTTTCATCTATCAATTGAGTAACACGTTCAACAGTCAATTCCGGATCCTCGTGAGCAAGTCCGCAATAAAAAACGAGCGGTACTATATCCTCAATGTCCTCATTATCAAAATCAACTTTGAACAAACTTTTTCCATAGATTTTTTTGAACAATTTCAACGCACCCCAGCCAAAAACGATTTTTCTGGGTTTGTCCAGTTCAACAGGAATGAAAACCATGCTCATCGTTCTTTATCCTCCTTCAACATTCCCGAGTAAATATGAAAAAGAGAAAAGCTAGGCTAAACGCCTAGCCATCAAGAATCTTGCGAAACCGTCAGCGTCGGTTTCCCGCTCACTTTGAGAGTCGCTTCAAAACCGATCAAATCTTCTAATTCCGCACTGGTAGAGTACCCTGTCACAACCGCTTTAAACTCCCATTTCGCACCTATTTGAGGCGGAAATTCAATCGTATATTGTTGTTCTGTTCCTGCTTCGAAATCATCATAGAGGCCCTTGTGATGTTGTGGGTTGAAATAGCCGCTGATTGACACTTCGCCTGCATCTTTAAACCCACCAATGAATGTACGGTACCCGCCGTCACTATCCAAAGTCGTCGTATCCAACGTATCTGCCGAAAGTTCCAAACCGCCGATAGACGTCAGTTCTCCAATGACAGTCGTGCCTTTTTTCAGCTTCGTCCCAATCGCTCTTTCTGCCATGGTTTACTCCTCCTTATACCAAAATGTGATATCAATTATCCCCCGGTATAAACCGAGTTCCGATTCATAGGTTTCCGAAATGTTATTTACCACCAAGTCCGAAACGAAAATGCCGTCTGTCCCAATTTCTCTTCCGAGAAATGAAACAACGGCACTTCGGACCTCCTGAGTCAATTCTTTCATCTGTGTGTAACTTTCGGCCAAAATGTTCAGGATATAACTTGCTTCAATATTGTTTTTGATCTCGGTAAGTGTTTTGGTCTGCGAAAAACGTGACAAGATATAGACCAAATACGGCGGTTCCTTATCCTTCGGGGCGTTGGTCGGAAAAATTTTATAGGCGATTTCCGGAATCTGATTCAATTCATGACGCAACGCTTTTTCCACCCGACCGTCACCCTTTCATGGCCTTTTCGATGCGCTTCAGCATCTCGTCCACGATCGTCTTTTCGATCTTTTTCGCGTTCCCGGTCAAAGCCTTTTCGAGGAAATGGTACCCCGGAATATATTTTCCGTTCCGGGTAAAGAATCCGTATTCTTGTGATGCCGGGTAGTATGCAATGACATTTCCATTCTCATCCTTCTTTTGGAAAATGTCATTCTTGGACCGGTCGAACACAATCCGATACACTTTCTTTCCTTTCACCCGGGAGCGCTCGCCGACCATGATGATTCCACGCTTCAGTTCACCGGTATCTTCCGGTGCATTTTGCTTGGCCGCGTTTAAAGCGATTCTCATGGCCTTTCTCGATGATTGAGTGACATATTTTTGCGGCACATCGCCCAGCTGTTTTAGCTTTTTTTGAAGCTTATCCATGCCTTCGACTTTAAACCTGATACTCATTTGACCAACTCCTTGCATAGGAGCTGCAACTCCGCATTTTTTTCCTTGAAATTGATCGGCGGGCCGACAAGTTCGAAGATCCGATCTCCGAATTTCACCCGCACGTCCGTCGTGATTTTGAATCCCGGAATGTAACGAAGGTTGATTTTGTGCGAAACTTCGCTGTTCATCTTTTCTGCGGCAAAAAACTCCCGGGCCGTCAATGGATTCACGCTTGCCCAAACCGTTTTGACGTCAACCCATTCTTCGATTTCTTCCCCGTAATCATTTTGTTGTTTCGTCTTCTGCTGAAAAGTGATTCGGTGCCGCAGATCCCCGGGATTCATGATTTTTCATCCTTTTTGCTCTTCTTTTCTTTGATTTCCGCGCCGATGAATCCCTCTTTTCTCAAAAATTCGGCCCGCTTTTTATCATTCGTTTCATAAACGGAATCCACGTCATAAACTTCCATGGAAAATTTATCCCGGAACCGTTTCACCACTTTGTACTTCATCCGTTTCACCTCCGGAATCGGAATCCGGCGCATATTTCAACTGGGCAAGCATGGATTGAATCGTATATCTCACTTTGTCACTCGCTCTTTGGCCGATTAGGTCCCGGTTCTCATACCAATCCGCGACCAAAACCAAGCAGAAAAGTTTTGCCAGGTTGTTGCTTGAATCAAAATTTTTGCCGGTGGCATTTTTCAGGTATGACTCCGCGGATCCGATCAACATCTTGATTATTGAATTGTCATAGTCCCCATCAATCCGGAGCCAGTCTTTGGCTTCTTCCAAAGAAACAATCATCTCTCATCACCGCCTTATGGAAAAAGGGCGGTAAAATCCCGCCCTATTACACCACCGGGGTCAGATCGATTTGGCCAAAGACCGCGGCATCATTATCCCAGAACGTGATGTCATGGCGCATGATCGCACGCAATTCAGTCGTATCGCGTCTCCATGCGTCACCACCGACATTGGTGGAAGCCAATTCATAGAATCTGCGTCTGAAGAGTACAAGCAATTGCTTCAAGTCGCCAACAATGACCGGCGCCTTATTGTTCGCAGTATCCGTCGGCAAAATGCGGTTCGGAACCACGATAACCTGGCGGCCCTTGATCTGTTTCCGGCCAGGCTGGGTAATGTCTTCTTCCAAAAGGTAGCGGCCGTTCCCATCTTTCAACCCATCGAGATAATGGAACCCGTCTTGGTTGGTCAAAAAGACACTCGTCAAAGCGATCGCCGGATCAAGCGCCACATTCAAGACATGACGAATGTCGTCAAAATTGGCCAGCCCTTGCTTCGTCATCTCGTTCAATTTCCCGAGGATCAGGAAATTTTCAGTGGCGACCGCTTTTTTCCCAATCCAATTCGAGACATAGTTCATCAGGTTTTGGTCATTATCGGCCAGAAGTTCATTGGTAAGCGGGAGAATACCACCGCGCTTTTTCACATGGTAAGTAATAGGCCGGAATTTCGGATTATCAACTTCTTGAAGCTCGCCATATTCTTCCACAACCGGGAACGGCGTATATTCAGCATCCACTTCAATTACCCGGGATCCGGAAAGGGCCGTAACACTTTCCACCGTGACATATTGCGACAGATCGATGAATTGACGGCGCACTTCATTGATCCGGGTTTGAATATCTTGTGGAATAATCAAAGAAGAATCTCCATCCGTTTGGCCACTTACGCCACCCTCATGCATGAGTGCGCGTTTTTCATATTCCGCAATGACGCTCCGTTCTTCCGAGGAAATTTTTTGCCGGCGCAGCCCTTTTAAGAAAATTTGTCGATATTCCTTTTCCAGTTCCGAATCTTCACGGGTTTGGGCGACATCTCCTTGATTAATAGCAACTCCATTGTCCAAATTCCGTGCCTCATCTTCATCCAAAGCCTTTTGAATTTCGATTTTCTTTTGCAATTCACGGACTTCATCCATCAGTTTTTCTGCATCTTCGACCTTGTCCTCACTCAAAAGAGAACGCACTTCCGCCTTCTTTTTTTCGAGTTGATCCAACAGTTCGCGAATTTCCTTTTTCATCTTGATTCCTCCCTAAAAAATTTTTTTGAAATTAAAAAAAGAGCTGTTATATCAGCTCTAATTCCAGCAAGAGTTTTCGTTTTTTGATTTCATCCTCCGCCCGTTTTTGCTCTTTTTTGAATTCCTCCAACGAACGGACGCTGACTTCATTTGCCGGATATGCCGGGAAGGCAACCGGGCTGATTTCGAAAAGTTCAGCGTTTAGGACGGTTCGTTTGTATACTTTCTTCCCATTCCTGTCCTCTTTGGACCATTTATCTTTAGTCACCCTCATTCCAAAGGAAACACCATCCACATCGCCGCGTTTGATCAGCTCCCAGGCATCGTTTCCGGCGGCCGTATTCGGAACATCCAATTCAAAACGCAATTCTTTATCCGTATTTTCCAGCCTGAGCGTCCCGCTTTTGGTGCTCCCCAAAACTTGACTTGTATCATGAGACCAAAGCGCGACCACATCCCGGGTTTTCAGGCTTTCATCGAAAGCGCCTTTCGCGATTTCTTCAACAATCGTATCGTTGTAAATGTCACGCATTTCGGCGCTTTCGGTGTGATATTTGATCGCGCCGGCAATCGTGCGTGTTTCTTCGCCCTCGTTTTCTTTTGCTGCACGAATCTCAATCGCCACCGGAATCGTCCGGATTTCCTTCGTCGTCTCTTTCATCATTTCCCTCATCGTTTCCTTCGCCATTCCCGACGTCTCCGGCGTCTTGTTCATTTCCTTTCCCATCTTGATCACCCCCTTCCAAGTAAGCGGATCCGGCTTTGGCAATGGGCAACATATTCCCATTTACCAGCAGTTGATCTCCGCCTTCCTCTGGCGGTAAATCCTCTTTTGCGCGGGCCTCATTTGGCTTGAGGAATCCGCCTTGGATGCCGGTCCGATATGCTTCATACCGGGTTTTCAAATCGGCCCGCAAAATGACATCGACATTAAATTTGATGTAATAACCCTTTTCGATTTCAGAATCCAGCAGGAGCTTGTACGTCATTTCCTGCTCGTACATCGTTAAAATGGGCAACAACGTCGATGTGTAAAAATCTAGTTGTTGCTGTTCGATGTTGGTATGCGTCGCCCTGGACAGATCGTTCAGCTGATGCATTTTCACGCCAAACGCTGTAGCGATCTGCCGGATGGTCAATTCCGTATTTTGCAGGAATTGCGCGTCATGCATGCTTAGGCTCATCGGGACAAATTGATAGCCAATAGGCATGAGCGCGATCCGGTGGCTGTTTTTCAGTCCGCTGGACATCGATTCAAATTCTTCAAGGAATTGCTGTTTTGCTTCATTGTTCAAATCACCAACATACTGAACGATCCCTTTCACCTGTAAGCCCTGTTTATAAAAATTGTTGATAAATTTTTCAGCCGATGCCGCATTTTCCACCGCCTTCAGGCATTCAAGCGGCGGAATGCCAACGATTCCATCGAGGGTTACACTGCTTTTGAAATGCAAGATTTCTTCAGGGGACAGCTTGATTCTTTCGGTTCCGGCTTCGACCACATACCAAAGATTGTTTTTGGAACTGATGAGACCAACATCATCGACATAAATCGTAACCCGGTTCGCATCAACCGGCCACAACCCAACGACCTTCCCTTTGCTGTCGAATTCAATATTCACAAAACTGTTTCCATAAATATTCCGCTGAACCTCGACGACGCTCATAAAATCATGCGTAGACATATACGGATTGGGCCGCAGACGCATCAAATTGTATAAATAGTGTGTGGTCGCCTTTTTTATCCCTTTCTCATCTTCCTGGTAGAACTTGATCGGAAGCATAGAAAGATTTTCGGCCAATATTTTGATGCAAGCATACACAGTCGAAACCTTCAGAGAGTTTTTGCCCCGGACATTCACTTCATCAATCGAAATGCCCAACAGTTCCAAAAGCTCCCGGTCATTTTCATTTAGCACATAGATCGGCGTCTCTCTTTTTTCCAAGCCCAGGAAACGCGAAATTCTATCTCTCCAGCCCATTACTTCGTTTCACCCCCTTCCTTTTATCCCCACAGCCGTTTCAGGAAATCTTTCTCGGCAAATTCGGAGACATTGATATCGATTTTTTCATAGATCATTGCAGTCGCCATGGCAATCACCATGGCGACCAGCAAGTCAATCCGATCGGTTGATTTGTTTTTCATCGGTTTAATATTTTCGTTTCCGTCCACAGCAACATGCACATTACCAAAGCACCAGCGGGCAACCGGATTCTTTTCGTGTGTCAAATATCCTCTTTTCAAAAACCGTTCAATGGTTTTCATCGCCGGGCTTAAGTTTTTCATGTCTTGCGGAATCTCAATCACATCCAATCCCGCTTTCATTAATCGTTGGGTCAGCATCCGGCTATTCCACGGGTCCGCCCCGATCGTTTGAATTTTGTATTGTTTGCTTGTTGCTATGATCCGATTTTCAACAAAATCATAATCCACCACATTTCCCGGAGTAGCCACCAAATGTTTCTGATTCACCCAACGATCGTATGGAACTTTATCTCGTTCCACCCGCTCTTTCATATTGTCCTCCGGAATCCAGGCTTCGAAAATCGCCCGCCATTCCGAAAAACCTTCCTGCGGTGGGAACAAGTAGCAGGCCCCCGTGATATCCGTTGTGCTGGAAAGGTCCAGACCGACATAACATTTCTTACCGATCAATTCTGCCAGATCCCATTTCCCGTTCGTATCATCCCAAAGTGTAAGCGGCAACCATCCAGTTTTTTTCAGCGAAACCCATTGGTTAAGCCGTAACCAACGAAAGAGGCGTTCGCTCGCCTCGCTGTTTCGGGCGGCTAACGCCTCTTGTCTCACTGCCTCTATGGAAATGGTATGGCCAAGGCTCGGATTGGCCTTAAACCAGGTGCGTTCGTCGAAAATATCATCGTCCTCATCAGCTGCATAAATCTTTACATACCAAGTCGGATCATGCAGCTCTCCATCCCGGACCTTTCTGGCGTATTCATGAATCTCCCAACCGATCGAAGTCCGATCCGGATCATCGCCAGCTGTCGTGATCACCCACCACAGCGGTTCCTTCCGGGCGGCACCGGCGCCAAACGTCATAACATCCCAAAGGTCGCGGTTCGGTTGTGCATGAAGCTCATCGAAAATGACCACCGTCGGGTTCAAGCCGTGTTTAGTATAGGCTTCGGCTGAAAGAACTTTGAGGAATGTTCCGGTTTCCTTGTTTTGAATCTCTTTGCGGCTATCCCGAACAATAAGAATTTCTTGCAAAGCCTCATCTTGTTCGATCATCCCAACGGCCGCCTTATACACCAATTCCGCCTGGCCGCGGTCCGCTGCGCAGCAATAAATTTGCCCGCCTGGTCCATCACAAGATAGATGATAAAGTGCAATAGCTGCAATTAAAGACGTCTTCCCGTTTTTCTTTGGGATCTCCAGATATGCAAACCGATATTGCCGGTACCCCTGATCATTCACGGTCCCGTAAACATCCCAAAGCACTTCATGCTGCCAGTTCAAAAGTTTAAAAGGCTGACCATAGAAGTCGTCGACGGCGTGCAACATCTGAATGAATTCGATCGGTTCAAGCGCTCGTCGTTTATCATGTCGCATGAGAACCACGTCGTTTCAGGAATTGCGCCATCGGCGACTCTTTCTCTTCCTCCGGCGGCTTCTTCGGGATAGACTTAATCCGGGCCGCTGGGTTCAAAAACAGTCGATCTTCGATTTTCATAAGCATATCCCGGGTCTTGTTCAATTTGTTCAAGATGTTCGAATACGTTTTATACAGCTCGGATCGGGTCTCCTGATCGTCTGCCTGGTCGATGTCCTGTTTGACCTGTTCGATCACGCCGAGTAGCCCCTTCTCCTCGCTAACCATCAGACAGTAGCGGTTGATGATCTGCTCGTCCAGGCCATCGACGAATTGGATATTTTTGTAAAGTTTCTTCAGCCGCAAAAATTCCTTGTGTGCGACAGGGTCGGATTTCACGGCAGGCGATTCTTTGAAGTTAATCCCGGTGTATAGCGATTTTTCCATTTTTTCCCTGTATTCCAATTCGGCTTTTGTCCGCCGATCTTTGTTTCCTTCCAGTTTTATCAGCTGAACCGGTTTTGAAGGCCTGCCTGCCATAAAATCACCCCCTTAAAAAATTTCATTTTGCGAAAAAAATTCGCGCCGCGG